ATGGCAGTAATCCGTCGCATTGAAAGCCAGCGTTCGTTCGACATAGGCGGCATTCCGTCCACGCAGGTCGATGACAGCGTGGGACAGGGGCTGCGCGCGGTTGGCGGGGCAATCCAGAATGCCGGCGAAGCCATGCACGCCATGGAAATGCGCCGCCTTCAGTCGCAGATGCAGATGGTTGAGTTCGGTCAAACCGAAGCGTTTAACCGTTGGCAGAATGATAACGCGCTTGAGTTTGGCAAAGCTCAGGACGAGATGCCGGCGTCTGGCGACGGATTTACCGGAAATGTATCCAAGGTCTTTACGGATCGGTCGGAGGAATTCCTTAAAAACGTTCCTGACGCGCTCAAGCCCAAGTTCTCGGAGCTAGTTTCAACGGCGCGCGAAACATGGATCAACAAGGCCGCCGCCGCCGAGGTCGATCAGCGCAACAACTGGTACAGAACCGGCGTCACGGAGCGCCAGCAAATCCTGCAAAATCAGGTCTTCGATGACCCGGCGATGTTCGATGCTGCGAAGGAAGATGCGTTCCGCACCATTGATTCATCCGGCCTGCCGCCTGTCGAGAAAGAGGCGCTCAAGAAAAAGACTGAGGAAATGTTCTCGCTTGCCGTTGGTGAGCGTGAGGTCCGGGATGCCGAGGCAAATCCGTCTTCTGCGACCGGCGCGGCCTCCCGGCTTGGGGTTCCGGCCGCGGGGAACGATGCCGTTGACGTGGTGGTCAGCAAGATCATCGGCGTCGAGAGTGGCGGCAGGGCCAATGCCAAGAACCCGAATAGCTCTGCCTCCGGGCTTGGGCAGTTCATCGACTCGACCTGGCTTTCAACGGTCAAGAAGTATCGGCCCGACATTGCGCAGGGCCGGTCTAACAAGGAAATCCTGTCGCTCAAGAACGACCCGCAGCTTGGTCGTGAGATGACAAAGCGTTACACACAGGAAAACGCGGCGGAACTACGCAAGTCGGGCATGCCGGTTAATCCGGGCACGCTCTATCTCGCGCACTTTGCCGGCATCGGTGGGGCAAAAGCTGTCCTGCGCTCGGCAGATGACGCGTCTCTGGCAAATGTTCTCGGCCCTGCCGTCATAAAGGCCAATGGGTTTTTGTCCGGCAAATCGGCCGGCTGGCTCAAGGATTGGGCGGCGAAGAAGATGGGGGACGCCAAAGGCGTGCCTGCCAGCACTGGTGCCGCGCCTGCCGACCCGCGCTATGCCAACCTGTCTCTGATGCAGCGCCTGTCGATCTACGATAACATTCAGGCAGCGGCACAGCGTGGCGAGACTGCCATTCGTGCGCAGGAAAAAGCACAGTATGACGCGCAGAAGGGCGCTCTACAGCTTGGCATCCAGACCGGCGAGGTTGCCAGCCCGCAGCAAATCCTCTCTTCGCCCATGTCGGATGCCGACAAGGCCACACTGCTTTCGGCGTTGCGGTCCCGGCAGGGCGATGCCGCCTTGACGCAGCAGGCGCTTGCCGATTTCCAGAACGGATCTCTGAAGGTCGATCCATATTCCAGCGACGGCAAGAAGACCGTGGACGCTGTGCAGGACGTGATTTCCAAGAACGTGCCTGCCGAGCAGCAGCAGTATGCGACGGAAAACCTTGTCGCGCAGACCGGCGTCGTTCCACAGTCCGTTCTTAATCGGATGCGCGCGGGGCTCGAAAGCACGAATGTCTCTGAGGTCGAAGCGGCAGCACAGGAGGCCGCTCGGATAGCCCAGATCAATCCAGCGGCATTGTCTCGGCGCGATGGCGGTAGCGAAGTCCAGAAAAGGGCCGACGACTTCAATCACTTCGTCAAGAACCTGAACCTGACGCCGGCACAGGCGGCACAGAAGATTGCCGAAATGAACGATCCCGACAAGCAGCGGGAACGCAAGGCGCTGGAACCAGCGGCCAAGGAGTTCCGCAAGCAGCTTGAGAACGATGATCTCGGCTCCATGTTCGATGAAAATTGGCTGCCCTTCACCGACCCGAATGTCGGGTTTACCGAAGGGCAGCGCCTTGGCATCCAGGCTGAATATCTCGCCATTGCCGAGGAGCAGTTCTATCAGGCGAATGGTAACGTCGAACTGGCTAAGAACCGTGCGGCTGAAGAAATGAAGCGCCTGTATGGTGTGACCCGCATGGGGTCGTCGGCTACGGTCATCAAGCATCCTCCGGAGCGCTATTGGCCGGCAGAAAGCAATTCGCTTGACCCGCATGCTTATGCCCGTGACCAGATCGTATCCGAGATCATGCCGCTCATCAGCGATGAGGAAGCGCTTAGGTTTGTCGGGTCTACGCAGACGGGCATCAACCAGTCCTCTCTTGATCAGACATTCCTCGGGAAGCTGCCTGTGGCTGACAAAGGCCGGGAGCGCGTCGATGAGGCCAAGCGCCAAATGATCCTCGGCAGTCTCCAGATCGTCGCCACGCCCGAGACAGATCAGATGATCAAATCCGGGAAACTGCCGGGCTATGCCGTGTTCTACGCGGACGGAAACGGTGTCCTGCAAACCATTCCAGGCAAGCTGTTCGTGCCGAATATCGAGCCAGCGATGAAGGCGCAACAGCAGATGATCGATTGGGCGCAGGATGATCGCGAGACGCTTCTGGAAGACGAGCGGGCCGTGCAGGGACCGGACGGCGGGCGGGAACGCACGCTTGATACCTTCCTTGACGGTGATCCCCTGACGGGCCGCCAGCGGCTCCAGAACCTGCCGCCGAATGTCAACTTGCAGCCTCCGACGCAGAGGCAGGAGCTTAATGACCAGCGGCAGCAGTTGATGGATGATGCCCGAAACTCCGGCATCCTCTCTCCGGGGGGCATGTAATGCCGTTCATCGACGCGCAGCGCTATCCGCAAGACCTGACGAACATCGCAGGGCCGGAACCTATTGCCGACCCGTCGCTGGTCCAGATCTTTGAGGCAGCCTTCCGCACGGAAAACATGGTCGGCTCCTATCTCGCCTCGCGCGGAATGCCAGACCCCCGCAGGATCGAGGAAGGGTTAAATGCTATCGACTATGTGAAGGACGATGCAGAGTTCGCGCCATATGTCCGCGAGTTCGCGGGCGTCTTCAACAAGGAGGCAGCAGACGCGCTTAAGCTCCAGATCAAGCGCGAACAGCAGGACCGGCGCACGATAGAGGCGGCAGGCGGTATGGGAATGGTGGCCTCGCTGGCGGCTGGCGTGATCGACATTCCCACGCTTCTGCCCGTATTCGGCGGCGGCATGGCTGGCGGTTCAGTCATGCGCACCGCGACGGGCGCGGCTATCGGCGCGGCGATGGGCGCAACAGTGTCCGAAACCGGCCTGCAATTGACGCAGGTGACGCGCACTGGCGAGGAAACAGCATACAACATCGGCGGGTCGATCCTCCTTGGCGGGGCGCTTGGAACGCTGGCCGGTCGATACCTGTCAACGCCTCAGGCTGTGGAGCTTTCGCGTAAGATCGAGCGATCCGAGGCCGAATATGATGCGGTGGACAACGCGTTCATTGCGGCAGGTAAGGGCACGTCTGCTGGTGCAGCGGCGCGCGATACCGGCCCGCTGCGCCTCAAGGATGAAGACCTGATCAAGAAGCTGCCTGTCATAAACCGGCAGGATCCGATGATCCGGCTTCAGCTTTCGGATTATGACAGCGCCCGTCAGACGGTGCGAGGCTTGGCGGAAACGCCGCTGGAATATGCCGAGAACGCGCAGGGTGTTGCCACGGAAATCGGCGGCTCGGTCGAAACCCGCATGAAAATGTGGAATGCGCCGCTTGCGCGCACCCTGAGTGAGATGGACACCGCCTATGCCCGGTACTTCAACAATGCGCAGGAGCCGACATCTTGGCAGGTGCGGCTATCCCCGCTGAAATCCGAGTTCCAGCGCCTGACGGGCGGCCAGAAGCTGACCTATAAACAGTTCAAGGAGGAAGTTGGCAAGGCTGCATTCTCAGGCGAGAAGCATGCTATCCCGGAGATTGCCGAGGCCGCTCGCTTCTATCGACAGCTTGACGACGCCATGAAGCAGGCCGCTATCGATGCCCGCCTGTTCCCGGAAGATATAGCCGTGCAGGGTGACGTTTCGCACCTGTTCCGCATGTACAACAAGGAGAAGATCATTGCGCGCCGCGACGAGTTCGGACGCATCCTCCATGATTATTTCATCTCCAAGCGTGATGCGGCGGTTAAGATCGGGGATGCCCAGAACCTTGCCAAGGAAGCGGACGCCGCCGCCAAGCGCGCGAATGCCAAGATGGAAGAATTCTCCCGTCTCTCGGATCAGGAGGTTCGCGAGCTTGTCGAGGAAACCATTGACACAATACTGGGTAATGCTGACGGCCGCATTCCCTACGACAGCATCGTTTCCGGCCCGCGTGGCCCACTGAAGGAGCGCCTGCTTCATATCGAGAGCGCCAAGATACAGGATTTTCTCAATCTCGATATCGAGGAAGTCATGCGCGCTCAGGTCCGAACCATGTCGGCTGATGTGGAGCTATCCAAAAAATTTGGCACCCCTGATTTGGCAGAGGAAATTCGCAAGATCAACGATGAGGCGAACCGCAAGATCGCCGCTGTTGATGGGGCAAAGGATAAGGACGGCAAGCCGCTTTCGGCAGAGGCCAAGGAGAAAGAGCGTCGGCGTCTGGATAGGCAGCGCGAGGACGCCGTTCGGGACGTTAAAGGCATTCGCGACCGCCTGCGCGGCCAGTATGCGCTCCCGTCAAACCCTGACAGTCTGGTGTTGAGGGCAGGGCGCATTGCCCGAAATCTGAACTATCTGCGCCTGCTTGGCGGAATGACGGTCTCGGCTATCCCCGACATGGGCAAGGTCATATTCACCCATGGAATGACCAGCACGTTCAGGGATGGCTTTGTGCCGATGGTGAAGAACTTCCGGGCATTCCGTCTGGCGGCTGAGGAAGTGAAGCAGGCCGGTACGGCTCTGGATATGATCCTTGATAGCCGCACTATGGCGATGGCCGACATAACAGACGACTTCGGCAGGCATTCGGCCTTTGAGCGCGGTCTACAGGCAGCATCTTCCCGGTTCGGTGTCGTGTCCCTCATGGCCCCGTGGAATGCCGCCATGAAGCAGTTTTCCGGCCTTGTGACCATGACGAACATGCTTCAGGCTTCTCAGCGGGTAGCGAACGGGACGGCGAGCAAGGCGGACATTCGCAAGCTGGCGGCATCGAACATCAACCCCGATTTGGCGAGCCGTATTGCCAAGCAGTTTGCCGAGCATGGCGAGACGCAGGATGGGGTACTTCTGGCGAAGGCCGGCAACTGGACTGACCGACAGGCAACCGACGCATTCCGCTCAGCAATCGTTCGGGACGTTGACCGGATCGTCGTCACGCCGGGGCAGGACAAGCCGCTGTGGATGAGCACCGAACTCGGCAAGACGGTGGGCCAGTTCAAGAGCTTCGGCATTTCATCCATGCAAAAGACGACGCTTGCTGGCCTCCAGCAGCGTGACGCCGCTGTTCTCAATGGCCTCATGGTCATGATGGGGCTGGGAGCAATGACCTATGGCATGAAGGAATTTGTGGCCGACCGTACGCCTTCCGACAATTGGCGGGTCTGGGCTGCAAACGCTTTCGACTGGTCCGGTCTCGGCGGCTGGCTTATGGAGCCGAACGGGCTTCTGGAAAAGGCAACACGAGGCCGTCTCGGGCTATCGGCACTGACCGGTGAGCAGCTTTCGCGCTTCCAAAGCCGGAACATAGCAGGTACGATTGCCGGCCCGTCGATTGATGCGGTTGCCGACATTTTTCAGGTGTCGGGCTCAATCTTTGCGGGGGATACGACGAAAAGCGATCTGCGGAAGGCGCGGCAGCTTATTCCTTTGCAGAACCTCTTTTACGTTCGGAAATTGCTCAACGCTGTCGAGGACGCTACGGGCGACGCACTTGGTTTGCCGGAGACGCGACGCAATTGATGGGCTTGGTTGGACTTGTTGGATTGGTTCTGGCGTTGTTCGTGGCCGACGCCATAATGGCGGGTGACGGCAAGAGGACTCTGAAGTTCGGAGCGGGTCTGGCAGTATGCGCTGTTCTCGCGATTGCGCTCGGTGATCCGCCCCGTCTCTCGTCTTCCAGCGATTGCTATGTCGAGTGGGACATGCGCGCCAGCCGTACGGTTTGTGATTAGGCTAAGTCTTAGCCAATTCCGAAGCAAATCGGCACACGTTTTCAGTTGGACCTCTCCCTAAATTATCAGCCGTCAAAATTGCGACCATTTCGAGAACGGCAGCATGGTATCTGATTTCTGGGATCGGATTCAGTAGAATGGGAAGCGCCCCTTCTGCTTCGGGGATATGGGGCATTTTGCACGGACCTGCCGCCACCCACGCGCCCGATATTTGTTTCGCGACACGCGCCTCGTCATGCGAGAGATCACGCGCTACAGCCACGCGATCTAGCAGTCCGGTCAAACTTTCGGAGACCTGTTCGTAGGTAAGGGAGATGAAGTCAGCCCGCGCTGAAAACGTAGACGCCATACAGATGGCGATTGCCCATGAAACCTTAAACACAAGCCTTTCCTTGCTACTTTGAGCATCTGCCTTTCAGGATGGCGATCTCGGTTTCGTTGTCGCCGCCTGACATCGACGCGACCGGGAGACCGATCAGAAATACCCCGAGAGCATCGCCATTCGCGGCTTTTGTCTGCTTGTTTGACAGAAGGGCAAGCCGTTCTCTGTCGGCAGAGGTACACGGACCAGAATTTGGAACCCCGGAAATCTTCTCTGGCGGCGTGGCGCAGCCCCAAACAAGCGCTGCGATGGACGCCAGCAAAACAACTCTTCTCATAAACCCCTCCAAGCCCGAGGGACGATAACACCGCAAAACCCCTGACCTTTCAAGCCCTGCCAACCCGGCGGGGTTTTCTCATATGGAGACCTCCCCGATGACAGTACCTGTCCCCGGCTCCCTGACCTATTCCTATGATGAGGATGGCGTCACAACCGTTTTCCCATACCCGGTTCGCTTTCTTGAACCACAGGAGTTGACCGTCATCCGCGAAGTGGCAGGTGTGCGGACGGTCCTTGCCTACAACGTGGATTACACGGTTTCCGGCGCGGGCAATCCCTCTGGCGGATCAATCGTCCGTACGGCGGTCACGAATGGCGGCAAGATCATCATCGCCCGCTCTACAGAGTGGAAACAGATTGTTGATCTGGAAGACAAGGCGCGCAACCCAGCGCAAGCAGTGGAGGACCAGCTTGATCGCCTGACCATGGCGGGGCAGGACACGAACGAGCGCCTAGGCGGTAAGGCCGACGCCGCCAGTCTCGCACCGGTAGCCTTTAGCGGCGACTACGATGATTTGGAAAACAAGCCTTTCATTCCTCCGGGGACAGTGACGAGCGTCGGCTTATCAGCTCCCACTGGGTTTACGGTCTCTGGCTCTCCGGTAATCGGGTCGGGCACCCTCTCGTTCTCCTACTCGACTGGCTATCAGGGATACACCACCGCCGAGGCAAGCAAACTCGCAGGGGTACAGGCTGGCGCGCAGGTCAATACCGTCACATCCGTTGCCGGCAAGACAGGCGCTGTTGCGCTCGTAAAGGCGGATGTTGGCCTTGGTAGTGTCGACAATACATCTGACGCAGATAAGCCGGTATCCTCAGCCGCGCAGAGCGCACTTGACGCAAAGGCTGATAAGGCCATTGCAATCACGGCTGGCGCAGGATTGACAGGGGGCGGTGCGCTAGACGCCAGCCGCACAATCTCTTTGTCCTCGGCCTCACAGGTGGCTATCGCTGCGGCGCAGACGGCTGTCCAGCCGGGCAGTTTGGGCGATCTGGCTACCATTGATCTCCCTCCATCCCCGTCCGGCCTTGTTCTGGGGGATGGTGGCACTTGGGTGTTGCCAGCAGGCGGCGGCGACATGCTGTCCTCCGTGTATGACCCACAGGGCAAGGCCGGGGACGCGTTCAGCCGGGGGAACCATACTGGCACGCAGGCTATTTCCACCATTTCCGGCTTGCAGTCTGCACTGGACGCAAAGGCTGACAATGCTGCCCTAGCCGGAAAATTCGATATCCCGACTGGCACTACCTCACAGTACATTCGCGGCGATGGCAGCCTAGCGACCTTTCCGGCCATCCCGGCAGGTACGGTGACCAGTGTCGGACTGTCAGCACCCACAGGCTTTACCGTCTCGGGCAGTCCCGTTACCGGGTCCGGCACGCTCACCTTCGCCTACGCTCCCGGATACACCGGCTTTACGACCACCTTGCAAACCAAGCTGAACGGAATTGCAACAGGCGCTACGGCTAACCAGACTGATGCCTATTTGCTGAATCGGGCCAATCACACCGGGGTCATGCCTTTTTCGGCATTGGAATCCGTACAGTCAGGCGGTCGTGTTCTTGGTCGTACATCGGGAACCGGATGGAGCGAAATTTCTCTTGCGGGTGCGGCAAACGCAAACAGTGTGGCATATCGTGGAACGGGTGGCGTTCTTGAAGTCGGAATGCCAACTGCGGATGCCCACGCCGCGACCAAGAAGTATGTCGATGACGGGATAGCCAGTGTTGTTTCGTGGACAGAGACTTCTCCCGTAGCGGCGACCACCGGCACCGCAATAGATTGGACCAGCATCCCATCGGGCGTGAATGATATCGAACTATGGCTAAAGGACGTTATCCTGAGCGGGAATGATGCCTTGGTGCTTCAAGTCGGGCCGGGCGCCTCGCCGGTGATCAGCGGGTATAGTAGCGGATCGGGACTGGCTGGCGCATCAACGCGCACTCGTTTGTCATCCGGGTTCGTGGTTTTCCGTAACAGCGCGAGCTACACTTATTCAGGGGTTATGCGGCTCCATCGCACATCCGGCAACGATTGGGTGTCGGAGCATGTCCTGAATGATACTGCCACGGATGGCGTTTCTCCAGTGGGTGGCGGTGCCGTCTCGCTGGCTGGAGTCCTCGGCAATCTGCGCCTCCGATCACAAGGAGGCAGCCAGACGTTTAGCGGCGGGTCAATTCAAATGAGGTATCGCTGATGCGCACGATTGTTGACGCCGAAACCGGCGAAGTCACGGCGGACGAGAATTTCATTCTCGAACCTCTTGACAGAATGCTCCCAGATCGCGTTACCGCGCGCCAATTCAAGCTTCAGCTTCTTGCTGACGGCATTCTCGATCAGGTCGAAGGCTGGATTGGCACTCAATCCCAGGCAGTGCAGATCGCCTATGCCAACAGCGGGACCTTCGTCCGTGATGAGCCGATGATGCAGGCGGGCTTTGCTGCGTTGGGCTTCACTGAACAGCAGATAGAGGATTTTTTCTTGGCCGCAGATGCGCTCTGATGCGAGCGCTTAGCGCGTGAAGAGGTAGGTGTCTCCCATCCTGTTACGCTCCAAAAACCCAAGGCTGGCAAACCTGTCCAACACAGCCTTGGCTTTCAGCTCACCGATGACGTGCGGATGAACCTCCAGCATCGCCGCACGCACACCGGGAAAATCGGTTGCATCCACGATTTCCGCCTCAGCACCTTCAACATCCATGCTGATGATGGTCGGCCCGAACGCATTGATAATATCGGAAATGGCAACACTCTTGACCGATATGGCTCCCTTCGAGTCACGCGGGAAAACGCTGGATGAAAATACCCGCTTCTGAAGGTGAAGTTCGATATCTCTACCATCTTTGGTTACCGCGACCATATGAAGTGCCGGATCGACATTGTTGAGAGCGAAGTTCTTACGAATGATTGGCTCCAGCGCGGGGTTCGCCTCATGTGTCTGGACATTTTTGCTGCCAACCAGCTTTGCCGCCGTTATCGCAACAACGCCAACACATGTTCCAAGATCAAGAACCCTGTCGGATGGAGAGAGGTCCAGCGTTCGAATTAGATGCCGCTCCTGCTTTTCATACTCTCGATGGAACACGCCCTTGCGAATTTCGCGCGGCACCGTGAATTTATCGACTGATATCGTCAAGTCATCGAGCGATGCTGTCTGCTGGTTGAAAATCTTTGACGCATTGTAGCGAATTTTATCAGCGAATGAAGATTTCATCACGATTGGCACCCCGACCCATGATTGACGGATATATCCGGGCAGGCTGATCCTCACAACATGAAAGACACGCGGTCGTATTAGCCGCGAACCGCCAGAAACACGGCGATGGCAATGACGATCAGCAGAAATGCAATCAGCGATCCCTTGCGCACAGGCGGCCCGCCATAATCTGGTGATTTCTCATAACCGGTCATGGCTGGTCTCCGGTTGGGCCGGCGCATAAAAACTTGGGGATTTCAGTACGCCGGCCCGTGCGGCACTGGGGGGCGCCGCACGCCTATCTAACCCGATCCCGCTCCCCTGACAATCTGAAAGGAATTGACATGGACCTGTCGCATGGCGACGGGCGGGGTCGCTACGCTCTTGGGATAGAGGCGAATGGCGATGCCATCTGTAAGCGACGGTCGAAATATTCGATTGTGTAGCGGGAAAGGACTTCGAACTGATCGTTCCCCGGATGGATCACATATCGGCCATCCGGGGAAATTAGTTTGGTTACAGGGACCATCCCCCGCGTCGGATCGGCGCCAATGCCTACTCGACACTCCCCGCCTTGGGCGCGGAGCCAGCCCATGTATTCCCCCAGCGTTGCCACGAAAAGCTCTTAGGCTACGAGCTTTTCACGATACTGAGGGCGGTCCTCGTAAAGGTCGTGGAACATCTTCGGAGCGGGGCCGACGACTTCGTTAACGTCGCGACCGGAGGCAAGAGCCTCCTTTTCCTCGGCAATAAGAGCGATTTTCAGGCGATCCAAAGCCTCATCGAATGAACGGCCCTGCGCTGAGACATCAAGCTCAAGCGCCTGGACTACAAAGACGTCGCCGTCCTTGATGCCAACCACCCTGTATGTCTGTTTCATTGCAGTAGCTCCATTTTGGCCCGTGTAAATGGGCCTTTTGACCGAAAAGTCAACGTCTGACGCTTCGATCACCCCCCTGATGAAAATCAGCGAAGCACGAGAAACTTAAAAAATCAACAAGGAGAATGTCGCATGGATCGCAACTTTGCGAGAGCGTTAGCGCTCGTCCTGAAGCATGAAGGGCTTTGGTCCGACCACCCTCAAGACAAGGGCGGTCCCACCATGAAGGGCGTCACGCTCGCCAATTTCAGGCGCTACGTGAAGCCGAACGCGACCAAGGAAGACCTGAAGAAGATCACCGACGAACAGGTCGCAACAATATATCGCCGGTTCTATTGGGACGCCGTGCGCGGTTCTGACTTGCCGGGAGGGATCGACTACGCCGTCTTCGACATGGCTGTGAACAGCGGACCGGATCGGGCGATCAAGTACCTTCAGGCGGTTGTCGGGGCCAAGCAGGATGGGCGGATCGGCCCGGACACGTTGGCCAAGACCCGCGCAATGATGCGAGCCACGGTCATCAACAGCCTGTGCGACAAGCGCATGGCCTTCCTGAAGCGCCTGAAGACGTGGCCGACCTTCGGAAAGGGCTGGACCTCGCGCGTCTCTGGCGTGCGTGCTGAGGCTCTGAAGATGGCTGCCCAGCCGGATACGCCGCCCCCTGTCGTGGTGGAAAAGGAAGTCCAGAAAGAGGTCGTCCCCGAAACCGTCGAAACCAAGGTGAAGAAGGAAACCGGCCTGTGGGGCTGGCTCACCACCGGCTTCGGTGGCGTGGGCGCTGCGGTCGCATGGCTCCGTGACAGCCAGGTGTCGGACATTGCCGCGTTCGGTGGCGTTGCCATCGTCGGCCTGCTTATCCTGACTTTCCTTGGACCAAGATTGGCGGCGTCCATCCGCAAGATCAGGGAGGAACTGGCTTAAAGTACTCGTTTCGTTCTTGTTGCATTTGTTTGGGGAAACAGAGTTGCTGTCCGGGTGTTCTGGGTCTGTTTCGTTTAAAAGGGTATTGAACTAATGAATTCCCCATTTGGGGAATGCCCCAGCCCTAACTGGGGCTGGAGAGGGGGCGAGGTTTCTCGCTTGGACACCGAAGACCTTCCCCCTCTCGTGTCCAAAGTGCGGTTAGGGCCGCACATCGTACGAAAGGAACCCTATCATGGGTCAGATCGTAACTGTCAACTTCCGTGGCGATCAACTTTACGGCTTCGAGAGCGATGACGGCGTGTTCGTCGCGCTCAAACCCATCGTTGAGAGCATTGGGATGAACTGGTCCGGGCAGGAGCAGCGGGTCAAGCGCGACCCAATTCTCTCGGAAGGTATATGTGTCATGCATACACCTTTCGGCCCCGGAGGCGGGCAGGACTGCCTTTGCCTTAAGATGGACCTCGTGAACGGATGGCTTTTCACCATCGACTCAGCCCGGATCAAGGACCAAGCGGTGCGCGAAAAGGTCATTCTGTACCAGCGCGAGTGCTACGGGGTGCTTTTCAAGCACTTCTACAAGGGCGCAAAGCCTGTTCAGGAGCCGTTGGTTATCGAAGATCATGAGGAAACGGCCAGCCCCGACAACGCCAAGGTGCGCTTGGTGACCGAATGTCGCCAGACGTTTGGCTCAAAAGCTTCTGGTCAGCTTTGGTTCCAATTGGGATTGCCGACCGTACCGGCCATGATCGAACAAAGCAGGCAGTTCGACTTGCTCGACTTCGAGGCGATCAAAACGGCATCGGATAGTCGAGCAGCCTGAATATCGGAATAAACTTGCATTGGGGCGGTTCTTCGGAGCCGCCCCTTTCACATGGAGATTGGCAATGGCCTTCCTTCTCTCGCCTCTCGGCCGCGTGCTGGGCGCTCTCGCTGTCACTGCCTCTCTCATGGGCCTGTCATGGCTCCACGGCTACCAGCAAGGCGCGGCATCCGAAAGGCAGGCCATCCTCACTCGATCCGTTGAAGTCTTGCGCGAAAGGACAAAGGTCGATGACCAGATACGCGACATGGATGCTGCTGGCCTGTGTACCGCTCTTGGCGGCGTGTTCGAAGACGGCTCCTGCCAGTGAATGCGATGGGTGGCGGAAGCTCACGCCATCAGCCGAGACGCGGCAATTCATCATCCAGAACGACAGGCCGTTCGCGCAGGGCGTGGCGGCTCATAACCAATTTGGCAAGCAGCGGGGATGCTGGGAATGAGCGATGCAAAGCGGTTTGACGATCTGCCGGACGATACCAAGGAGTTTCTGACGGACCTCAGCCCAGATGATGTGCGCACCATCAGGGCTGGTCTGCCAATCGTCAGGGCCATAATTGGCTTTGGCAAGGTGACGAAGTGGATAGCAATCGCGGCGCTTGGAATTCTCGGCGGCATCGTCATGCTTGGAGAGAGCGTGGCGAAGATCGTCGCTTGGTTTCGGCCTTGAAGGTTTCCATTCCGGGCCGGAACGCGGCGCGAACATCGTTTGGAAACCCTTCCCTTAAGTAACTGAAAAGTCAGGCGATGTTCAGTAATGGTCTGTTAACTTCGCATCGCTCATAAGTTTTTACTCGAATTCTATCGTTCACCGGAGACGGGCTA